CCAAAAAGGAAGAAAAATGTCAAAGTATCTTAAAAATTTATTGAGTAAGATTGAAAATCCAGATGCATCTATCGTAGCAGATGGTATTGATGGTGCAGATGTAGCGGGCTATATTGACACGGGTTCATATGTTCTGAATGCACTGTTGTCTGGCTCCATCTACGGAGGTCTGCCAAATAATAAAATTTCATGCCTTGCGGGGGATCCTGCAACAGGAAAGACTTTTTATGCAATTGGGATTGCAGGACAATTTCTAAAAGACCACAAAGATGGAGTTGTTATTTATTTTGATACAGAGCAGGCTGTGACATCAGATATGTTCAATGCCCGTGGCGTTGATCCCGAACGTATTGCAGTTATTCCGGTTGCTACAATCGAAGAATTCAAAACACAAGCACTCAAAATTGTAAATGATATTATCGAACAACCAGAAGATGATAGAAAGCCAGTCTTTATGATTCTGGATTCTCTGGGAATGTTGTCTACTCGCAAGGAAATGACAGACTCTGCTGAAGGCAAAGATGTTCGTGATATGACTAAAGCACAGCAGACCAAGGCAACATTCCGTGTACTTACTTTGAAACTTGGGAAAGCAAAGATTCCCATGCTTCTTACAAATCACACTTATCAAGTAATCGGTTCTTACGTTCCAACAAAGGAACTTGGTGGTGGAATTGGATTGAAGTATGCAGCAAGTAACATTCTTACTCTCTCAAAGAGCAAAGACAAAACAGAAGATGGTGTCGTTGGAAACTTTATCAAGTGCACCAACTACAAGAATCGATTTGTAAAAGAAAACATGCAAGTAGAAACCCGTTTGAATTACACATCTGGGCTCAGTCGTTACTACGGACTAACGGATCTGGCACTAAAATACGGTATCTTCAAGAAGGTTTCCACTAGAGTAGAACTACCAGATGGAACAAAAGTATTTGAAAAAAATATTGACGAAGAACCAGAAAAGTATTATACTAAAGATATTCTAGATAGATTGGACGCAGAAATTCAAAAGGACTTCAAATATGGACAAGGTTCCTGAATATAGATTTTTAGATCTTGAAGCAAAAGCAGACGAAACATGCCCAATTGAAATTCTTTCTGGAGAATTTGAGGGCGTTGTGTATAAGTATGGAAAAATTTCATTGGAAGAACTTGAAAGCGGAGATTTAAAAGTCAATATGCAAGTTGATGTGATAGATTCGTTTGAAGGATTTAATCAAGAAAATGAAAATTTTACAAAAATAGTTGGAGAAATTTTTGTGAACTTGATTGAACAGGGTGCTAACGTTAAATCTGAACCAACAGATCTTGAAGATGATGTTCACCAAGATTAATGTTGGACAAACTATTATATAAGAGTATATTAAAATAATGGAAACAGTTATTCTCAAGAACTTGGTACTCAATGAGGAGTACGCAAGAAAAGTAGTACCTTTCTTGCAGGAAGAATACTTTCACGATAAGTGTGAAAAAACAGTATTTAACATTGTAAGCAAGTTTATTCTAAAGTACAATAACATCCCAACCAAGGATGCCATCCTTATTTCTCTTGAGAATGAAAAAGCTCTCGGTGAAATTGAGTTTAAGAGATGTGTATCTATTTCCGATGAAATGTACAAGGAAGGTGAGAAGTCCGACACCATTTGGCTTGTAGAAAACACAGAAAAGTTTTGCAAAGAAAAGGCAATCTATAATGGTATCATGGAATCCATTGGTATCATTGAGGGCAAAGACAAGGAGAAAACACAAAATGCAATTCCAGAGATTATGTCAAAGGCTCTGTCCGTCTCATTTGATACAAGAGTCGGGCATGACTTTCTTGAGGATGTGGATGAACGTTATGAATATTATCACAGAATTGAAGAGCGCGTTCCTTTCGATCTTGAGATGTTTAATACAATCACCCGTGGTGGGGTTAGGAAGAAGACGCTCAACGTAGTCATGGCAGCGTCGGGTGTAGGCAAGAGTGCATTCCTTTGCCATCATGCAGCAGCATGTTTGTCACAAAACATGAATGTGCTTTACATTACTCTTGAAATGGCAGAAGAAGAGATTGCAAAAAGAATTGATGCAAACCTTCTAGACTCGGACATGCACGTTCTTGAACAAATGCCAATCAACCAATACGAAAGTAAGGTTGAAAATTTCAAGAAGACTTGCCGTGGAAAGCTAATCATCAAGGAATATCCAACAGCAGCCGCCAATGTCACTCACTTCCGCAATCTTATGGAAGAACTAAAGATTAAGAAAAAGTTTATTCCAGATGTAATTTTTGTGGATTACCTGAACATCTGTTCTTGCGCTCGCTTTAAACTTGGCAACGGCATGAACAGTTACACTTATGTCAAAGGTATTGCGGAAGAGCTTCGTGGTCTTGCCAAGCAGTTCAACGTTCCTCTGTGGACGGCTACTCAGGTGAACCGTGAAGGTGCCAAGAGCAGCGATATGGAGATGACCGATACTTCTGAAAGCTTTGGTCTTCCCCAAACTGCAGATTTCTTCTTTGCTTTGATTGAGAATGAAGAACTTGCAGAAGCTGGGCAAATCATGGTTAAACAATTGAAGAATCGCGGAAACGATACTACTAAGAATCGTAAGTTCTTGGTCGGTGTAAATAAATCTAAGATGAAATTTTATGATGTTGACAATTCTAGCAACAATCTTGTTAATGCTAATAATACGGATGATGAAGGAGTCGGATCAGGATATGACGGTCAGGCGTTCAACCCGGCATTTGGAAAGAAAAAGAACAAAGCCGTGAACTGGACGTTTGAAGGCGCAAAATGACTCTATATATTGACAAGAAGTTTGTAAATCTTGTTTCTGGTTCACTTGAAAAATTCAAGTGGAAGAAAGAAACGCTAGCCACATGCAGATGTTTTAAGTGTGGCGACTCAAAGAGAAATAAGTCCAAGACAAGGGGATATTTCTTTGAGCATAAAGGACATTATGTATACAAATGCCACAATTGCGGTTTTTCTTCTAATCTATATGGGGTTCTTGAGTCTGTTAGCCCGACACTATGCAAAGAATACTCGTTCGAAATATTTAAGGAAAAGACTCCAGAACCAATGGTTACAGAAAAGAAAGAAGTCAAGCAGCCATCTTTCACTAACCTCGGAACACGGCTTGATCTACTCAATGCAGATCATAAGGCAATAAAATATGTTCAGTCTAGACAAATTCCGAAAGAAAAGTATAGCAACTTTTATTACAGCCCTGATTTCAGTAAGATCATGGCCGATTTTGACAGAACCGGACATAAGGAAGGCAGACTCGTCATACCGTTCTACGACGAGATGGGCGAACTTGTTGGGGTCCAAGGAAGAGCAATCGATGATGAAAAAGCAATCCGGTACATCACGCTCAAAAAAGAAGGGCAAGAAAGGCTCTGGTACAATCTAGATAAAATAGATCCAAGGTCAACTATATATGTTACCGAAGGTCCTATTGATTCAATGTTCATTCCAAACTGTACCGCAATGCAGGGTGCGGGGTGGCTTGAAGAATTGCCTGCAAAGATTGCAAAATCAAAAGTAGTGTTCATATTTGACAATGAGCCTAGAAACGCAGAAATTTCTGCACTGTTGGGTAGATACATAGATGCCGGAAGAAACGTAGTAATCTGGCCATCTGAGATAGACAAGAAAGATGTCAATGATATGGTTATTGCATATGGAGAAGCTACAACCATGAAGCTGATTATCAACAATGTTTATTCTGGACTTAAAGCTAAAATGAAGTATACTTACTGGAAGAAAAATTAACATGAATAATAATAACGAAGATATGTCTGACGAAGATCTAGAAAAAGGAAGTGAAGCCTATTTAATGTTCGTTCATAGATTTTCTGAATACATTAAGGAGATGGATAGAGAACTTTGGCATAAAGCAAGAGAATATGCCCAAGACTTTACCAAGATTGATGGCGTTACGATTGAACTTATAGATGATGATGAAGAGGATACAGATGACAGAGACGACGCAAAACGCGGATCAGACTAATATTAAAGTCTTGGATCATGGTCATGTTCAGCTGGTTGACTACATGGGTTCTGATCTCAGCGTTGTCAATGCTGCCCGTGTTTCCTTTAATAAGGAAAGCGATTGGGATAGTGAACACAATTGGACAGGCTATCGTGAAAAAAAATTGTCTGAACGTGATACAAAACTTATTAATTATCTTGCGAAGCACAATCACTTCACTCCATTTTGCCACGCTCAAATCAGTTTGAGAATAAAATGTCCAATTTTTGTCCGTGCACAACTTGGCAAACACCAAATCGGTCTTGTCATGAATGAAGTCAGCCGCAGATATGTCACATTTGAGCCCGAGGTTTATATTCCCCTTTGGAGAAGTGCTCCAACAAATGGAGCAAAGCAAGGCAGCGCGGGTGCTATTGAAGACATGGACCTCTGTATCAAACTAAGACAAGAATATGAAGGAATTGCAAAGGAATGTATTGATCTCTATAATCGATTGCTCGTTGACGGTGTTGCGCCGGAACAAGCCAGATCAATTCTTCCCCAAGGAACTTATACGGAATTTGTGTGGACTGGTTCTCTCTACGCATTTGCCCGCGTTTATAATCTGAGAATCGATAGCCATGCACAATGGGAAATTCAAAAATATGCTGAAGCAATAGATAAAATTGTTGCCCCGCTTTTCCCAGTTTCGTGGAAAACTCTAACAACTAAATAAAGACACCAACTAAGGAGTAGCCTATTATGGCAGAAAATTTGTCACCATTTCAATCGTTTATTTTCATCTCGCGTTATTCTCGGTGGATTCCAGAAAAGAATCGCAGAGAAACCTGGGATGAATGTGTAGACCGTTGGTGGAATTATTTTACAGGTAAAGTTCCGCAACTTGCAGAGCGTACTGACGTAAAAGAAGCAATCCTCAATCTTGAGGTTCTGCCTTCCATGCGTAGTCTCATGACTGCTGGACCTGCACTGGATCATGACAACACTTGCTTGTACAATTGCTCGTACTTGCCAATTGACAGCCTTGATTCATTTGCAGAACTTTTTGTAATTCTCATGAATGGAACTGGTGTTGGATATTCTGTTGAGCACCAATACACAGATAAACTTCCACAGGTTGCAAACAAAATTGAAAAAGCCTTCAACATTACTTACGTTGTTGAAGACTCTAAAGAAGGTTGGGGCAACTCAGTTAGATTTTTGATGGATCATCTTTATGCTGGTCGCCACGTTAAGTGGGATCTCAGTAAGATTCGTCCGTCGGGTGCAAGACTAAAGACCTTTGGTGGTCGTGCAAGTGGTCCCGCTCCTCTTGACAATCTATTCAAGTTTATTGTCAAGGTGTTCTACAATGCACAGGGACGTAGACTCACTGCTCTTGAGTGCCACGACATCTGCTGTGCCATTGCAAACGCAGTTATCGTCGGTGGTGTTCGTCGTTCTGCCATGATTTCTCTCAGCGATCTTTCAGATCGTGAGATGGCACTTTGCAAGAGTGGTGCATGGTGGGAGCAGGCTGGTTTCCGTTCATACGCCAACAACTCTGCTGTATATCGTGGTCGTCCACCAATGGGTCAGTTCCTTGAGGAATGGACTTCGCTATACAACAGCCACAGCGGTGAGCGTGGTATGATCAACAGAAACGCTCTGCAGGAACAAGCAGCCAAATGGGGTCGTGATGAAACCTGTGAGTACGGAACAAATCCGTGTTCAGAGATTATTTTAAAGCCATTTGAATTCTGCAATCTTTCAACAGTCGTTGTTCGTCCTGATGACACCGCTGCTTCCTTGAAGAAGAAGATTGAAATTGCCACCATCATCGGTACGGTTCAATCAACATTTGTTGACTTCCCATATCTTCGTCCCGAGTGGAAGAAGAACTGCGAAGAAGAGCGTCTACTTGGTGTCAGCATGACTGGAATCTATGACAACAAATTGACCAGTGGACTCGAAGGCAAGCCAAAGTTGGTACGTCTACTCGAAACCCTCCGCGATCACGCAACTGCAACAAACATGAAGTGGGCAGAGAAGCTTGGTATCAATCCAAGCAAGTCCATCACATGCGTGAAGCCAGAGGGAACAACCTCATGCCTTGTTGATTCTGCATCAGGTCTTCACCCACGTTATGCGGAACACTATTATCGTAGAATTCGTATTGATAAAAAGGATCCAATTTATAACCTCATGAAGGATCAAGGCGTTCCTTGCGAAGATGATGTGATCAATCCTAATAATACAGCGGTCTTCACCTTTGCTATGAAGGCTCCAAAGGGTACAACTACAACGGAAGATCTCCGTGCATTGGATCACTTGGATCTGTGGAAGACTTATCAGGAACATTACTGCCACCACAAGCCATCAATCACCGTCAACTACAAGGACTCCGAGTTCCTTGAGGTCGGTAACTGGCTCTGGGAGAACTTTGATGTCGCAACAGGCATATCGTTCCTTCCCGGTGGTGACAATCACACATACGCTCAGGCTCCATTTGAGCAAATTGATTCTGCAACATATGCAGCGCACCCAAAGGTTAAGGTTAACTTCAAGGAGCTCTCTAAATATGAGGCAGAAGACAATACTGAGTCGGCAAAGGAATTTGCCTGTGGTGCTGGTGGTTGCCAGATAGTCTGATTCTTCACTCCTCTGTAGCTCAGTAGGTAGAGCGGGAAGCTGTTAACTTCCATGTCACTGGTTCGATTCCAGTCGGAGGAGC